TGGAAGATACATCAGAATCCTTTGGACTCCCGGCCACAGCTGATTTTATGTTTGCGCTCATCTCGTCCGAAGAGCTTGAGTCACTCAATCAAATTATGGTTAAACAGCTCAAGAATCGCTATAATGATCCAGGGAGCAATCGTAGGTTCGTTATTGGTATTGATCGGTCAAAGATGCGACTTTACGATGTTGAACAATCTGCTCAAGACGACATTTTAGATGGGCCAGTAATGGATCGTGGTAAGTTTATGGAAGAAGAAACAGAACGTAATAAACCAAAATCTAAATTTAATAAGTCAATGTTTGATGGTTTTAAATGATGCTTTGTTCTTGTAGTAGAATTGACTCGGAAATGATTCTTGCTGCTGCGCAGTCTATCAATAAACCTAATGAAAAGTTAATTCTCAAAAAAATAAACTGGAAACCAGATTGTGCTATTTGTAAAGATCTTCTGGTTAAAGAAATAAAGTTGGTTATAGAAGCAATAAATAACGCTGTTCACCCATTAGGAGGAGAAGATAATGGTTGTTAGAAAATATGGTTGGCGTCCAGATAAACCAGATCATAGAGATCTTGTTTGTAATTTAAGAGCGAAACGAGGAGTTTCCAAGAACGTTGATTTAAGAACAACTGGACATCTTCCGCCAGTTTATGATCAAGGTCAACTTGGTTCTTGTACTGGTAATGCTATTGCAGGGGCCGTAGAATACGGAATGAGAGCGCAAGGTAAGCACGATTTTATCCCTTCGCGATTATTCATTTATTATAATGAAAGACAAATGGAAGGCACAACCAATACAGACGCTGGAGCTGAAGAGCGTGATGGAATTAAGTCTGTGGCAACTGTTGGTGTTTGTTCAGAAAATGTATGGCCATATGATATATCCAAATTCTCTGATAGACCATCAGATGCTGCTTATACTGAAGCCAGAAAAGAAATTATCAAACAATATTCAAGAGTTCCTGTTAAATTACCAAATATGCAGAACGTATTGACTCATGGTATTCCTATTGTATTTGGTATGAGTATTTACGAGTCTTTTGAATCAGATGCAGTTTCTCAGACTGGTATGGTTCCTATGCCTGATCCTAGCGAAAAGAACCTTGGTGGTCATTGCATGTTAATTGTTGGTTCAAATGATACTCATTTCATTGTAAGAAATTCTTGGGGAGAAGAATGGGGCGATAAAGGATATTGTTACATTCCTCATGAATATCTAACTAACGAAAATCTAGCAGACGATTTTTGGGCAATCTTTTTAGCTTGAGGTAAATGATGTATATGAATTATAAAGTGATTGATGTAAGTAAAAATGAGTTTCATGTTTACGAAACTAAAACTGATCAAGTTATAATGAAGTTTAATAATAAAACAGAAGCTAGAGAACATTGCAAGCATTTTAATCTTGGTGGTGGTTTTGATGGATTAACACCAAATTTTTTTTTAAAAACTTGCAAAAAGTGGTAAATTTTATATAAATAAATTTGTATTCATTCAGTATGTTTAAGCGCTCGGTATAGCGCTGGACTAGAAGAGTAGAAAAGGAATGCTGGATTACGGTGGTGGTTCCGCCAGCCATGCTGAATTGATCGAAGGGGAGCTGCGTGCTCCCCTTTTTCATTTTTATAAATATTGTTTTAGGGAACATAAGGATCATTTATGATATCTTTCAAACAATATCTTACGGAAAAAAAAGACCCAGAATCGGACACCTTACATTCTTTTGATATTGATGACACCCTTTTTCATCATGACCCCAAAGGTCTTAGAATACATGTTTTAGACCCCCAAGGAAATAGGGTAAGAACATTAACAAGTTCTGAATATAACACCCACGATCTCCCTCAAAATCATTCATACGATTTCAGAGAATTCAAAAGTTCTGATGCTTTTGGTCAACACGCTCGTCCAATCCGTAAAATGCTTGCCAAATTAAAAGCAATTCATAAGAATAATAAGAACGTTGAGATACTTACTGCAAGATCTGATTTAGACGATCAAAAGAAATTCGCCCATCACATGCAGAAATATGGTATTGATATTGGTGATATACATGTAAGAAGAGCTGGTAATTTACCTATGAAAGCTCATGAAGCCAAAGCTGCTATTATGCATGATCAAATTAAAAAACATAAATATAGTAAAGTTCATTTATATGACGATTCAGAAGCAAATTTAAATGCTTTTCTTAAACTTAAAAAAGAACATCCAGAAGTAGAATTTCATGCTCACCACGTTAAACACGACCCAGAAACTGGAGAAGTGGTAGTTACAACAAGGAAAAAATGATGTTAGGATTTTTTGATTACCTAGAAGAAGCCAGTAAAAGTAGAAAAGGTCTTTTCGGTAGTATTGGTTCTGAAAGACAGGGTATTAGACATCTTATGAATTACGTTATGCCTTATCTTTCCAAAAACGAAAGAAGACATGTTGGGAGAAATTTTGCTCAACATTATGATCCTAAAAAAATAGAAGATAAACACGGTTCTGAACATAATCCGGATCCTTACGCTACTACTCATGAATTAGCTTCTGATCATGGAGAACATAAAACAGGAACTAAAGTAAGAGTTACTGGAGCTAGACATGATAACAATGGAAATATTTTTGTGACTACGGCGAGTCACGGTGAAATTCCAATGTCTAGATTAAAAAAACCAGAAAAATTAGCAAAACCAGTTATTACTAAAGGTGGTTTTGAAGTAGAAAAGAAATTAGCAGATAATCTTGGTATTCAAGCTGCTGGATCTACTGGCACAGCATATGATTATTATTATAGAGGTCATGAAGGTGGTATTGCTGGTAAAGCAAGAAAAATTGAAACAGATAAACCTTATTTACGAGGCGAATCAAAACAAAATAAAGCAAAAATGGGTTCTTCTGCTTTAAAATTTGATCCCCAAACTAAAAAATGGTCCTTTACTCACCAAAAACTTGGAGATATTTTTTCAAAAGCAGTTCATCCAGATAGTAAACTACCGGTATTAGAACATTTAAACAAATACCATAATAATGGTAGAATAGAAAAGGGATTTAGTTTAGCTCCTCCTCCAGGTATGGCAAGAGCGTATTTAAATGGTTTAGGAGTAAATAGTTTACATTTACACAGAACTGAAGGCGCAACTAAAACGAAAAAATCTATTGATCATGGAACTACTTACACCATCGGTAATGAAAATCAATTATCTGGAAAAACAAATCTTGGACATTTGAACGATAGTGATATAGATAGATTGGACGGAAGATTAAACGTTGCAGCCACTACAACAGGGGCTAGTACAATAGCTCATTTTCCTAATCCAACAGTCTTTAAAGAATACGCAGATAATTCAGTTAATAATCCTGAACAACATGCAGATTTAACAAACTCTGATCATGCTAAATTATTTAAAGGTCATATAGACAGACATATTAGTTCGTTGAATGTGAGTCCAGAACAAGCAGCAAATATTAGAAAGTCTATTAGTAAATTTGCTTCTTTTAGAAAAAGAGGTCCTCCCAAAAAACCAGGAGAAGGAGAAATTTCTCCAATTGCTAAAATTAAAAAACCAGGTATACAAAGAGCAATAAACCCAAACGAACACAAACAACATGTTGATCATACGGTTGGTGGATTTCATTTTAGAGATAGAGAACAACAATGAATTTTAGAGAATTCTTATCAGAAGCACAAGCAAAAGAAGAAGGTAAGAAATTAAAACATCTTACTCATGTTGAAGATCATGTGATACATAATGGCCACGAAGGTGTATCTACAGCTGAAACTCATCTGATGGGTATGCACAATAAACTTCTTGGTAAGAATATTCCTGGTATTCAAGATTCTACTAAATTTGATGGTGCTCCTTCTGTTGTTTTTGGCATTGATCCCAGAACAGGTAGACATTTTGTTGCAACAAAATCAGCTTTTAATAAAACTCCAAAAATCAATTATACTGATGAAGATATTGAACGCAATCATGGTCATGCTCCTGGATTAGTAGCTAAACTAAAAGCAGCATTACAACACACTAAGAATATTATACCAAGAGATGGTGGTGTTTATCAAGGTGATATTATGCATACGGAAGGTGATGCTAAGTCTAGTAAAGGTCAAACTAGCGTTACTCCGAATACAATTACGTATTCTGCTCCATCCGAAAGTCCAGAAGGACGTAATCTAAAAAGGAAATTCGGTATAGTTGTTCATACAAAATATAAAGGTAAGGGTGGACTTGAATCTATGTCCGCTGAACCTTTAGATGATAAGACACGTGCTAAATTTCGTGATCATCCAGATGTTAATAATATAGATCCAAGGTCAGAAACTAATCCTTCTAATTACACTCCTGAAGAACAAAGAGCATTTCTTCAGCATATGGAAAATGCTAAAAGAACATATGCTTCTATGAAACCAGAAGCGTTAGATGCATTATCCGGGCATGGAGTAAACCTCGAGGCTCATATTAATGATATGATTAGAAAAGGCGGAACTCCTTCCGTCCAAGGTTATATTGATCATTTAACTGCAAGGCATAATAAGAAATTAGAAAGTTTAAAAACACAAGCAGCGAAAGACAAATATTCTCAACAACACGCCGAACAAGTAGCACATATTTTAAAAAATCAAAATCATTTCAAGAAAGCATTAGAATTACACAATCATTTAAGACAAGCTAAGAACGTTCTTGTTGGTGTAATGAATAAGAATAATCGTTACCATCATACAATTGATGGTAAAACAACTGGATCCGAAGGAACTGTTGTTTTTGATAAAAACGGTAATGCTTCTAAGTTAGTTGATAGAGATAGTGAAAATAGTTTTGCTAAAATGAATTTAACACAAGGTAAATTTCAAAAAGGTAATGAACCTAAGAAAAGAACTATTTGGTGGGGTAGAGGTCAACCATTATCAAAAGGTCATGAACAAGGTATAAAGATGGCCCAACAGGATGGCGATCATGAAATTATATTTTCTCATACTCATGATGATAAAAACCCGTTAACTGCTGAACAAAAAGTAAAACATGCTAAAGCAGCATTTCCTAATGCTAATATTAAGACTTCTTCTCCGGAAGAGCCAAGTATTCTCCATCATGCAGCAAGAGCTTATAAGGAAGGTGTTAGAAATCTTAAAGTTATTGCTGGAGCTGATAGAGTTAAACAATATCAAGACCTTATTAATAAGTATAAAGGTAAAGAAGGTAAACATGGCTTAATTGGTGATGATATGAATGTTGATGTTGTATCTGCTGGCGAAAGACAAGGTTCTGGGATCGCTAATATATCTGGAACAAAAATGAGAGAAGCAGCTGCAGCTGGTGACAAAAAAACATTTCATGCTATGGCGCCAAGTGGTATGACTACTGCTCAGAAAAATGCTATGTTGAAAGATGTTCAGGCAGGTTTAAAGAAGAATAAGAAGTAATTTATATAAATAACAAGTCAGTGCGATAAGGCCATGGCAGACTCGCAAGAAATTTGGAAAACCCAAGGGAAACTCCAATGTTTAATAGATTTAAAACTTTTGAACCTCAGCCAGAAGTCAAGTTGTGTCTTGATGAGTCTGTCAGCCTCACTGACAAAGCAAAGCTATCACTTTATAAAAAATCACAAAATTCAGGAATTTCAGTTGATATACTAGAAGAAGTATATCATAGGGGATATCGTATTTGGAACGAATCATTTGGTGGAACCCCAGAACAATTTGCTTTCGATAGAGTTAACTCATTTATATCAGAAGGGTTTGCAATGGAACTAGATTCAGATTTATTAGAAAAACGTGGCCTATGGGATAATATCTGGGCTAAGAGAAAAAGAATTGCTGCTGGTTCAGGCGAGCACATGAGAAAACCAGGCCAAAAAGGAGCACCAACTGCTGCTGCAATTAAAGCTTCTCAAAATGAAGATTATAAAACTCCAGAGTCTGCAGAATTACAGACTAATGATGGTAATAAACCAAATGGTCGTTTTGATGGAACGGATGCTGGTGCCAATCATTATGCCAGAGTAACTCCAGGTCAAGGCGAGCGTTCATTGCCTCATCATAAAAATAAAATATTAGCAACTGTTAAAAAAGTTGTTAAAGAAGAATTAGAAGAAAGCTGGCAAGATAAGAAATATAAAAACCCATCAGGTGGATTAACTAAAGCTGGAGTTAATGCTTATCGCAGAGAACATCCAGGTTCAAAGTTAAAAACTGCTGTTACAACTGAACCATCAAAACTAAAACCAGGTAGTAAATCAGCTAATCGTCGTAAATCATTTTGTGCTCGTATGGGTGGAATGAAGAAGAGATTAACTTCTGCTAAAACTGCAAGAGACCCAGATTCAAGAATTAATAAAGCATTGCGCAAATGGCATTGCGAAGATAATCAAAACGAAATGACAGCACCATTAGGTACAACTGGTAAAAGATCAGAATGGAATCCTCCAATGGTTCCTATTCGTATGGCTGATGGTAAAATCAAAAAACTACCACCAGGAAAAAGCGGTAGCTCCGGTGGCGGAGGTAAAGAATAATGGATGAATTAGTTAATGCACTCAAAGTAGCATTAGCGGATACTTTTACCTTCTATTTGAAGGCTCATGGATTTCATTGGAATATTGAAGGCCCAGAATTTCCTCAGTATCATGCATTCTTTGAAACAATTTATACAGATACATTTGAAGCAGCTGATGGGCTTGCTGAGCGTGTTAGAACATTAGATTCATATGCTCCAGGTTCATTATCAAGATTTAAAGAATTAACAACTATCAAAGAAGAAGTAAATATATTATCAGCTCATAATATGGTTGTTAAATTGGCTTCTGATAACCAAAAAGTAATTGTTTCATTAGCTAAAGCGAGAGAGTTAGCAGAAAAGAATAAAAAATTCGGTATTGTTAATTTTCTAGAAGATAGATTAGATAAACACGAAAAACACGGTTGGATGCTCAGAGCAACGGCAAAGGTAAAGTAATGTCAGAATATAAGTCATTAGAACACACAATTAGAAATATTGCTGAAGGTCAGAAAGTTTCTGAGAATACTGATATTTCTTTGGAGCATACAATTAGAAATATTGCTGAAGGTATTGGTATTATCGGAGATGATAAGCCAAAGGGAACTCCAAAAGCTTTTATGACAAGAACATATAAATCTCAAAATGGAGGTCATGTTTCTGCCGGTAAAGGTTCTCATGCTAATATGAAACAAGCAGATCATATCAAAATGGAATCAGGTCCATCAGATATGAGCGACGTAACTCTAGGGACAATGAGCACCGAAGATGGTAAAAAGAAAAAAGAAGTCAAAGAAGTTTCTGACGTTGGCGCAGATTCAACGCCAGTTTCTACCTGGCCTACATCAGAGGATGGTAAAAAGGTAAAGAAAGAATGTTGCGGAACAATGGGTGGTCAAGGTAATGAAGTTGGTGATATGGGAAGAAACTTTAAAATTGAGAGTGGCAAGAAAAAAATGAAAGAAGAAGCAGAACATATCGAAGAGAAAAATGTATATCATGTTTCTTGGGGTCCAGGCTTAGATCACGAAGTAACTGCCATGCATGGTGATGAAGCAGTATCAAAAGCAAAAGATGCTCTTATTTCAAAAACGCCAAAATTAAAAGATCCAAAGTATTCTGATACATTTAATAAGAAACCGATGGTTCATAATATTTCTAACGAGCGTAAAATGCAAAAAGAAGAAACTGGTCCTGGTTCTGTAGGGACTGTAGAACGTGTTAAAATTAAAAATGTTGCTCGTTTTAAAGATTTTGGGCCAAAGTCATCAAAATCAACATTGGCTAAAACTGGTGAAATCCTTAAAAAGGTTATCGACGAAGCAGACGAAAAACTAAGCGATAAATCTATTACAGACGATGATGGTAAAGAAAAGCCAAAATTGACAAAGGGTAAAACTCAGGTAGAATTTGAACCAAAATTAAAAATGCCTTCTCCGGATGATTTTAAGGCAGAAGAAACTATCGAAGAAGGTAAAGTTAGAGATATGGCTAAAGTTGCCAGCGTTGTTGGAGCTCTTGGTGCTCATGCTGGTAAAGTTTATGATGTAGGTAATGTTGCAACTCATCAAGATCCTGCTCATGCTGTTACAACTGCTTTAACTTATGCTAACCCAACAAGCAGAGCATTAAATATGCTACCAACAGCTTTTAAGGCAGACAAAGTTAATAAAGATGAAGATGAAAAAGCCAGACAAAAGAAATACGGAACAAAATTAGTAACAAAGGAAGAAAAAGAAATGTCAGAGGACAACACAAACCCATTGATTGCAGCTTTCTTTGAGTTGCAAAATAAAACATCAGACAATATGTTTGAAGCTGCTAAGGCACTTTCACCAAAGCAGAAAAAGATTGCTGCAGTTGCTGGTGATAAAGAAAAAATTGATGCTGCTGATTTCGCTGCTCTTCGTGCTGGTAAAAAGGTCGAAGAAGAAGTTGAAGAGATTGATGAAACAAAGAAGCCAGAAGTTTCAGTTTATGATGGCGCAGCTCATGTAAAAGATGCTACTGGTAAAGTAGTTGCTTCTTATTCTAAAAAAGAACATGGTTCTGACTATATGAAAAAAGCTAATGCTCATGTAGCAAAAGAAGATGTTGAGTTTTCAGCAGAGGAACTAGCGCATTTTGATTCAGTCCTAGAAGCACTAGGTCAATCAAAGGATGCTGCTCAAAAAGGTTCTTTTAAAAAGGCAGGCACCAATCCAAATGGTGACCCCGTAAGACCTACAGTTCCAGATCGCGATCTTACTGATGATGTTCAACATGTTCAGGAGACGTCTTCAGAGAAAAAAGCTGATTATGTTGATAAAGCAACATCAGCTATCGTAAATAAAGAAGTTGTTGGTCGTAGCGCGAATAAACATGCATTGAGAATACAAAAAATTAAAAGACATGATCCTTTTATAGATTGGAAAAAAACTGATTCTTCAGTAAAGGAAGAAACTGAAAAGAAAGAGTATAAGAAACTATCTTATGATGAATTCGTTAAAGGTAGAATCGAGAATCCTACAGCTGAACAACATAAGGAAATTGGTCGAAGATTGAAAAAGGCAGGAGTTCCTGGTAGCGGTTGGCACTTCAAAAAAGCCAAAGAGATGCAGAAAAATGTCAAGGAAGAAACTATTGATGAGGCTCGTGGTCGTCCAAAGAAAGTAGAAGATGACGCTCCGCAACATTCTGGTCGTGATCCAAGGCAGCATATTCAAGTAATTGCTGGCCAAGCTGCAGCTGGTAGAGTTATTGATTTCAAACACAACAATGGTAAAACATCCAAAATTACTCCTGGTATGGGAAGAACTATTGTTGCTCATTTAAATTCTTTAAAACCTGCAGATAGACAAGCAACAGTAAATAAAATGCATGATAGTCCAGAAGGATTTAAACATTAATGCCAATATTTGCTAACAATATTATTGTTGGAAATAATAAGGTTGAGGCAACTCCAAATCCTCAACCAGAACTTCCTCCATTAGTGCCATTAGAACAGGTATCTATGGTTTCTAAAGTGAAATATGATAAGGCTAACGAAGGAATATTGATTGTAGATGGCAAAGAGAAAAAGATTTCTAAGCAATCTCAATATATTTTAGATATGCTGACTTTAGATAACGAATAAATAACAATAAAATCTATTTAAGGAGAAAACAAAAATGGCACTTTGGGGACGTAACGATATATCGGTAAATGCTACTAGTAGCACTACCAAAGAAACTTCAAACGGAGCTCCAATCGGAACATATGCTCTAGTAAAAGCTGGTGGCCAAAACACTTCAGTGCGTGTTGATGGTTCAAATGCACATTTCGGTAACACTTCAGCTGGTTCAAGAGCAAATGTCGATGTTGCTATGTTCGAAAATACCACACCAAATGCTTTCATACCAGGAATAGCGGTTGGTGTTTATGGGTTAGATTCAACAGAAATGAGCGTTAGTAATAGTTCAACAAACGGTATCTACCGTGTTCTTACTGGTGGTACAGGTTATGGTGCAAACGCTGTTGTTACATTAACTTTCGCCAATGGCGTTAGTAATGTTTCTGTAGCTAATTCTACAGTAAACTCTACAAGTAACGCTGGCCGTGTTACATCAATTCAAGCAAACGGTTCTATTATTAATATTTCAGAAGTTCCAACTTTAACAGTTGCTGCTCCTGCTGCTATTAATATTACTGCTAATTCAACTGGTTTTAGTAATACAACTGATACGTTAGTAGTTACTTCTGCTAATTCAAGATGGCAGGTTGGTGATAGACTTTATTATTCAGTTCCAACTGGTAATACTCCAATTGCTCCTCTTACTGGTAACACATATTATTATGTTTCTTTTGCTAATACAACAAGAATCGCTCTCTCCACAACTTCTGGTGGAGCTAACGTAGATCTTACTGATACAAGAGTAACTGCTTCTGGTGAAACTCACACTATTCAGGGCGATACTGCTACTGGTTTATTGATTCCAACAGGAGCAAAACGTGGTGGTGCTACTCATGCGGGTTGGGTTATTCGTACAGAAGGAACTGGAGGCCGTGCTGGACGTGTTCAATACGAAACTCTAGTTGCTATGGGTTCTCTTGGTGCACAGACTGCCGCTTATGGCACTCCTGCCACTACAGCTGATGGTAACGACGATAACGTATTCCACGATTTTTGATAAATTGGATCAATAAATGACAGATAATAGTTTAAAAGTTTCGCAGTTACCAACTGCCGCTAACGTTGCTCCGACTGATAGAGTTGTTATTTTATACAACGCTACTGGAGTTCCTTCGGTCAGAACAGTAAACTTAGCAACTCTTAGTGCTAATCTTGTCATTTCTAATCATGTTCCGGCAAATTCAACTTCAAATGGTGTTGCCGGAACTATAGCTTATGATTTCACTCATATCTATGTATGTATAGCTAACAATTCTTGGGCGAGGGCTACTCTTAATCAATCTTTTTAGGTATTTGGTATTTAAATGAATTATGAAAAATTGACTAATGAAAATTATTTAATATTTTGTGCACAACATTATAATAGTAATAGATATTATACTACTGAAGAATTTTTAGAAGATCTGAATAGAGTAAAATATATTAAGAAATTAGTAACAAGATATATTGAGAACGATGACTTGAAAGAACGTTTGATTCTTAACCACATCATCGTTCTCAATAATTGTTTTGGCCCGACAGTTACTTGTAAAATTTTATATTTAAAAATGAAAAATCAAATGAAATATATTAAACCATTTTTAGTTTTGTTAAATATATTGCCTGATAATATTCATAATGTTGGTAAAGATACT